CATAGTCAAACCAGCCAAAATAATTATAACTAAATCTTTTGGCACATAAGAATAAAGTATATTCAAATAATAATTTATAGCACTAATTACATCCATTAGGTGATCCTTCTAGTAATTTGCACTTGTATTTCTTGTCTGCTTCAAGTCTCATCTCAGCAGCAATACCTTCTAATATTGACGGAAGATATTTCTGCAATACAACCATAGACTCAATCGCAAAATTATGAGCAAGTCTATTTAACTCACTCTCTAATAATGCACTATGATCCATGTTACCATTGATTGTCTCAACTATAACATGACCCACTACTGCATTTGTATATTCATCAGCATTTGCTTTTGTAAAAGCATTTGCAAGAGCATATACCCAAAAATAAAATATAAAAAATATTACAATAAGTTTTTTCATTAGTAATATTTACTCAAAGTTTTTTGTTCATAATCATGTTTAGCATAATATAATGCGTCTTCTATATTATACTCATCAACGATCATTTCATAATTGTCAACTTTTTTAATTTTGTCAACAGCACTATCTAAATCAATTTTAGATTTAGCATAATCATCTGAAATAGAATCAACTTCTTTTTCAGCATTATCATAAATGTAGTCTTTATATTTACTCATATTTTCCTTTCATAATGTAAGTTTTTATTGTTTTCATACTCATAATATAACAGAAATAGGTATAGTAAACAAGCAAATAATGGATTATTAGTCCGTTTTTTATATTGAATTATATAGGGAAATTAGGGTGCGACATTTTGTCAAACAGATGTTCTGCTTTTGTTCTACACCCTAAAGTTGTATTTGTATCGAATCAGATACAATTATTTATTTTGTACGAAATCGTCAGTCCAACCAAACGCTTTTTTAACTAGGTCTGCCGTTAAACCACTATAAACATTAGATAAATTCTTATTCTTAACATTCAATAATAGTTTTGCTTCTTCGGCCTGTAAACCCTCTAGCATTTGAATAAACAAAATTTCTCGTTTTGCTTTATTGAGAACATTAGCACCTTTTATGAAATAGTGTAGTCTTCTTGCTTCACTATGTAAGGTAGTGTGTTCAGTACCAGCAGGTGCTTCATTTTCTTTGTAAGGTGGTGTACCCTCAGGTAACTCCCATACGATTTTAGGATCAAACGCACCTTTAAGTATTTGTCTCATTGGTGTGCTGTCATTTTTTCTTAAAATGTCTAGTTTAGCATTTTCTGTTTCTGCTTTATCTAGTTCTCTGAAAATTTCAAAAAATAAAGGTGCTGATGAACCTGTCATCGCCATGTTGTTCAATGCACTTGTCGTTGTTGTAGGCATAATTTAATTCTCCTTATTCTTATTTATATAAGAATTAGATGTGGGGATTTCTCCCCACACCTGAAATGTGTAATCTAAATTACGCATTTTTGTAAGCATACGGAGTACCGTATAACTTTTTGATACCAGCAGCGATTATCGCTTTTGTAGGAACACCCATTCTGTATGATGTACCTTTAGCAGATTTGTTAACATAGATCATGTTACCTTCTGCTCTTAAAGTATCAACTAACGCTCTAGGCGATGTTAAGTCGAATCTGCTTCTTAATGCTTTCCAAGAAACTGATTGTCCTTTTGATAAAAGGTTTAAAACTTTTTGTCTTTTAGACATAGTTTTTCTGCCTCTTTTTGATACTCTTTTTGATTTTGATATAACTCTCACAGAGTCACCGAATAATGATTTAAACATTATTACTCCTTATATATTGTGCCTCAATTAGTAAATTGTGTAGTGGCACGTTTACTACACAAAGTATTACCAAGTGCCTTAGGTAATTTTGTTATCACCATCATCTTTTTTTTGATGTTTCTTAATTAACTCTTCTAACTTTTTAAGAGTCTCTGGTGGTAAATCTTTTTTCTTTATCTTACTTCTAAATAAAATATCAGAATAATCCATTTGTACATAACTTAATTTCTTTTCTTCACCCTCTTTTAGTATCTTGCCATCAGCAGAAACGCTCTGAGCAACACGGTCAGAATATCTTCGCCTGTAAATCTTTTAATTCTTTTTGATGTTTAGGTGAAATCTGTTTTTTAGGTTCTTGTTTTATTTTAGGAAAGATAATTATATTATCTTTATCGTCCTTCTTATCTGTCATCATTATATCTTTTCACCTTTAAAATTAACTAGACCTTTGTCAGCAAGATACTCTACTAACTGATTATATCCGCCTACTAATTTATCATCTACTTTAATTTGTGGCATACTTCTTACAGGTTTGCCTATGTCATCAAACATCTCGTTGACATCTTTGAAATCTTCCATCTTCTTTTCTGTGTATTCAAGGCCAACACTCTTTAACAAGTTCTTGGCCTTGGTACAAAAAGTACAATTGTTTTTTGAATAAACAATTACTTTACTCATTTACTTTGTCCTCTTTAGCAATCAATTCTACTTCGTCATATTTCTTCTCAGCAAGTTTCTTTAACTCGTAAGCGTCAACAACCGTTTCGATTGCATAATCATACATCTTGTTAGCGTCACCTAGTGGCAATCTTAAACCAACCCAAGCACGATAGTAACCACTCTTCGTCATAGTTACCTCTGTTTTGAATACTTCGTATCCTCTAACAGGTGTATTTTTAATTATGTTAACAAGAGTCGTTTCTACATCTGATACAACCGTTTTAGTATTAGTTTTACCTAATTCTGTTGTAAAGATTTTCGCCTTCTTGTTCATCTCACCTTTAATCATATCGGCCATTTCTGCCTTAGCGATTAAAGTTGCCTTTTCTATTGCAAGTTCAAGGTCTGGTGATACTGAAGTACCTACACCGAATATACACTCTTTATCTTTATTCTTACCGAATTTAGTAGTGCCACATTCTTTTTTCTTGTTGTAGTCATTCATGTACCAGGCAGGAACTTTTTCAACAGCCTTACCTTTTTCTTGTTTGATAGTGTATGTTTTATTTGCTGTACAATTTGCAACAAGCAAACTTAATACGCCTACAAACAATATTTTCACATACTTATTCATCATTTATTACCTTCTCCTTCATATTATACACTAACTCTCTTGTCTTGTCAACAAGCTGATACTTATCAACCGTTGTATTGAATTGTTCCCAGTTGAGAGCCAGTAAGACCCAAAGAACAATTATAGTAAATGACAATTTTATCATCTTTTCATAACCTCCCATTTACCAGTTGGATTCAAACAAACCGTACCAGGTCTTTTAAACCATGATTGTGGTCTTGCATATTTTCTACAATATAACGGTGCATTTGAATCTCTATAATAAAACTCAGCAAATAATTCCCAATAACCAGGTTTTCTTGCCTTTTCTAATTCTATTTCTTTCTTTAACTCTTCAATCTTTTGACTCTTTGTGATACCATATTTTGTATCAGCACAATGTAGTTCTTCTTTTTTTACAATCTCATCACCTTGTTGTTTAATATTGATAGTCACAAAGCACCATTGTCCGTCAGGTGTTAGAAATCTATCCTTCTCTTTACTATACAAAGTGTTATCACTACTTAAACTAATTTTTTCTGCTGTGTAAGTTTCTAAACCTGTATCTACTTTTATAATTTTTGCCTTCTTCAATTCTTTTTCATTTAGGTCGTCTCTTAAACCATCAACATCAGCAAAAGCAATCTTTGATAATGTAATTAATATTAATGTATAAAACATCAATTGTAATATTGCCATATAAGGAAATCTCATTAGTTTAATTTCTCCTTATCTGCATCTTCACTAGACAATAATAAAATAACATAATGTATTGCCTTTAGTAAATCTTTTCTATTTTTGCCATCTTTTTTCCCGTATCTGCACAAATACTTAATTGCATTTGCCTGACAGAAATCTTTATCAATACCTAATTGTCTGAGCATATCTTGTACTTGAAACCCATCCTTTGTAGTACTATAATGTTCACCATAGGTTGACTTAATATAGTTTTTTATTTCTTCTAATATTTTATCTTCTTTATATTTCATTATTTTTGTATCTCAATTCTACCATCAGGTAACATACACGCAACACCAAAATCAGTTCTTCTTACAGGACCACTACTTGCCCATTGCATTGGCCACGATGGTGCAATATCAATAGTAGATTCATAATCTCTACATTTGAAAGGACCTTTATACCAAGTTCTTGTTGTTTTGATAATACCTGAATTTTTAGTTTTAGGATTATACCAGTTTGTAATATTAGGTTTGTTAGGAGCACCGATTAAGTGATCTACAAAATATTTCTTATGATTATTAAAATCGTCATTCCAGATTTGATCTGCACCGTGAGTAGCACCTGCAACAGCACAAGCCGCAATCGCATAAGGGTCATTTATAACCGTTGAGCAAGTCGCCCCAGCAGTGACAGCGCCAGCACTTGCGCCACTAGATGATACAAGAGCATCTCTAGCAGCACAATTTACTAACAACAAACAACAACTAATTAATAGCAGACTTTTTTTCAAGGTCATTCTCTTTCTGTTCTTCAACTCTTTTATCATGTTCATATTCTGCAAGAGTCTTACCAAACACAACTTTATAAAAGTGATCAACTGGTACAGGCGATTTATACGCAAGGATCAGATTATCAAATTTAATATCTAAGTTAGAATATTGATTTGGATTAGATTTCTTAGCATCTCTATGTGATTCTAAAACTTTTATTCTGTTAGTAAACACATTTTCGTAAGGTGGTTTTGTTGTAGATTTTGCAATATCTTTTTCTTTTGCGATAGCAAACTCTTTAAATATACTCTCTTTAGTTATCATAATATAAGACCTCCCATATTTTTGTCATATTTGTTATTAGTATATCAGTTTTTGACAATATTGTCAACCCCCAAAAAAGTCAATAAATTCAACACTTCTGGCATTTAACTTGTAAAATCCATGCCTGATTCTCTTATTTTCTTACATAAATCAGGTCCGTCAACAGATTTTATCACATAATAATCTTCGGTATTGTCAATTACCTTTGAGATTATATTGTTTTCTTTAAACCAAGTCTCTGCTCTAGCAGTGACAGGTCTAATTAAACTAGTGCCGTCATTGGCACTAGTATATACAAAGTCGCCGTTCATTAGTTCTTTCCTTTGAACAATGATACTATTGCTTCTTTTGTTCTAATTAATTGTGCCTTACTTTCAGCCCAACCTTCTCTTTGATACTCTTTTGTTTTGATCCACTCGTTTTGTAAATGAGTCGATACTTTACTAGGTAATAGTTTAACATCATTACCTATATCACTTAATGACTTTGTATTCTTCTCATCTGCCATTAGACTTCCGCCTAGTGTTAAGAAACAAATCATCATAGCGATTATTATCATGTATGCTCTTATCATACTTTCCTTCCCATTGTTTTAAAATCAGCAGCATCAACAACTTGATAATTACCTTTGTTGTAAGCAATACCGATCGTTTTACCAGCAGGCATTTTTGCTTTGGGTAAAGTTCTCTTTACACAAGCGCCTGGGATCCTATCACTCGTTGGTATAGAATTTCTTTTAAGACCATTAATGTCTAGTGTTAAGTCGGGTAATGAAAAACCCATAAGTGTTTTTTTAAAAGACGGTCTGTTTATACTTTTATAAATCTCTTTTTTTGATTTTTTTAATGATTTCATTTATATGTTTCTTTATATTATCGCACTCTTTACTGATTTTGTCAAGCGTTATTTCTGCACTAATTGTTAGGGAAATGCAATATGCTAACCCTAATATTATTAAAATCAATAGAATCAATTGTAGTGTATCACCCATATTTAAAGTATTTCACCTTTCCT